ATGCCAACGGTTCGTACACCCGTTACCCTGACGGCACCGTGGAAATGTGGAAGGCTTTAAGCGTGCCGTGCACGGCCAATACCTTAAAGCAGGTGTACATCGACCTGCCCGCGGCAGTCGACATTAACCAGCCCGTTATCCCTGTGCTTGGGCTTGGGGCACCGACTGACACCTGGGGTTTCGAATGCCGGCAACTGGCCGGAGTCATTCAGTCCTCGACCAGCATCATGATTTCCATGACTTGCACGGTTACGCAGACTTACACCGTGTTTCTCAAGCTGACAGGCAGGTGGAAATGATCAGCATAAAACTGTCGCCTTTCCGTGGTGATCAGCCGGCGCCCAGTGTTTCAACGAACGGCTTTGCGCTGACCATCAATGGGGAGGTGTTCGACTTCTCGCCGCTTCAAGCTGGCCAGGCCTTGCCCGCTACCGCTGTGAATTCCGAGTGGTTCACCGACGAGATAATCAGGGCGGGCGATACGCTGTTCGTCACTCTGAGGCTGCCCTACGGCCTGAACCCATCGGATGCTGTGGCATTCCCCGAGCCCATCCTCGTGACGAAGGCAGGCACTGTGAAACTGCCGCTCGACGCCGGGCCTGATCTCGCGGAGTTGCCTTGGCCAGTAGATGGTGAGGAAGCGCCATGAACATCGACTTTAGCCAGATGATCACCGCCGCCGACAAGCAGGCCAAGCAAGAGCAAGCGTTGCGTGATGCCTTCAAGCTCGCCCGCGCCGCTGCCGTGAAAGCCATCACAGTAACTACCGCCAGCGGCCAGGTCTTCGACGGCGACGAGACCAGCCAGGGCCGCATGGCTCGCGCCATTCTTGGTCTTGAGTCCGCAGACGAAGGTGCAACCGTACGCTGGGTGCTGCACGACAACACCGCCGTCGACGTCGGTGCGCCTGAGCTGCGTGAAGCCCTCGCGCTCGCCGGCCAGGCGCAGGCCGATCTATGGGTGCAGCCGCAAGGCTGACCACTGCCATTTCAAACCAGCCCGCCACTGCGCGGGCTTTTTCATGCCCGGAGAAAACCATGAGCACCAGTCGAGGAATCCGCAACAACAACCCTGGCAACATTGATTTTAACCCTCGCAACAAATGGAATGGCCAGCTCGGCCTGGAGGTAGGTGTGCCTCGACCGCGCTTCGCGCGCTTCGACGAGCCGGAGAACGGCATACGCGCACTCGGCAGGCTGCTGCTCAACTACCGGGGCAAGGACGGCATGCCGGGGGTCGGCGGCCCAGGCATCGACACGGTGCGTGAAACAATCAACCGCTGGGCGCCGGGGCACGAAAACGACACCGAGGCTTATATCGCGTCGGTGGCCAAGGCCTTGCGCGTGAAGCCGAACGACATCATCGATGTGCGCAAGCCCGACGTGCTCCGTACCTTCGTTGTGGCGATCATCAAGCACGAGAACGGCGCGCAGCCGTACAAGCCTGAAGTCATCGAGGAAGGTATCAGGCGGGCACTGGCATGACCTGGCTGAAGCTGTTACCCGGCAAAGCCATTGCGGTGGTGTCCACCGTGCTGCTGCTCATGACGCTGGCCGCCGGCAGCGCCTGGCGCTTTCAGGAAAAGAGCTACAGCCTGAAGCTGAGCGACCAGGCACTCGAGCACGAACGCCAGCTCGGCAAGCGCGACGAGTTGCATGCCGCCACCCTGGCCGAGATCGGCCGGGTCTCCGCCGCCCAGGAGCGACGCAACCAGGAACAACGCCTGCTGCTCGAGCAGCAGCTGCAGGCGTCATCCCAAAATGAATACAGGAAGCTGAACGATGCTGAGAAAACTGCTGCCCGCCTGCGCGATCGCCTCGCTACTGCTGAGCTCCGGTTGTCAGTCCTCATCGCCAACCCCACCGCCGGTGGTGGCGGTGGCAACGGAGTGCCCACGTCCGCCGGCGCCGGATGCCTGGTGGATGGCTCCGGCCGAGCCGACATTGACCCAGGAGCTGCTCAACGAATTGTCAGCATCGTCAACCGAGGCGACCGGGCAATCATCGCCCTGACGGCGTGCCAAGCATGGGTGGAAAAGGTGTCGAGGGGGGAAGGGTGAACATGCCCAGGACGGGCGGGAAGGTGAAGTGCATATAGGTCGAGAATCTGTTCGAAAAAAGGCCCGGCATCTCAGGTTTTTACCTGGGGTGCCGGGCCTTTTTTTGTGCCCGCTATTTGGGGCATTTTTTGGGGCAACCCTTGAATTCGGTGGTGGTTGTTGTGGGCTGCAGGCCCCGGAAATCCACACACAGACCACCGCAAAACCCCATCTAGAACTGCATGGTGATGTTAGCGGTGGAAATCAAAGGTGTTACCTATCAATGAGTTATGAGCGCTTTCGCCAGGCGGACAGCGATGTCGAACTGATCCAGCCCGCCCCGGTACAGGGTCGAGTTAGGACCATCTGCGCAGAGATTGAGAGCAGCGTTCGTTCGGTCTGATCGAGCTGCAGGGCAATAAGGCGGGGTTACAAGCCTGATATTGCGGCTATTGTCGCATAGCTGTGCCGGGAGTTGTACGGCGTCCTGCCATCGTTTCGGTCTCCATTAGCTGGCTACACGGTGGCCAGTTGACGCGCGACGGGTCGGCAGGCGAAGCGCCGTTCGGCTGAAAAGCTGCAAAGTTCCCTGAATCCCCATCACAGAGCCCCTGTCACTAATTACAGACGCGGTATTTCCCACGCATGTCGATGAGGTGACAGTAGTGAGATGCTTTATCTGTGGCGACGACGCCTGGTTGATTTCCAAAACGGGTACCTACGCGGCGTGTGACTGCCGCACCTGCGGTCTGTATCGAGTCGAGGGCGGCTGGTTTCAGGGGATCGCTGCGCCGATGCCTGCCGACGATTTTCGAGCCTTCCTGCAGTTGCAACGCGAGGAGAGCCCGGACGACACGCCAGTGATTAGCAGTGAATCGGCCAAGTCCTTGCTGGCGCTGAGCCAACTCAGTACATCGCAAGCGATCTAAGAATCTGTTCACGACCTTTATGCACCTGGAGCGGCGACTACAAGGCAGAAGCGGTCATCGGCACAGTATCTATGGGCGCGGGCGGAAACGCCCAGTCCA